GTTGACTTAACGTACGCTCTTTTTCAGTCCTATGTGGTTGGATTTCCAAAGTCAGAACTTGACTTAATTGATCTAACTACACGGATGTTCGTGGAGCCAAAGCTTCTGTTGGATCAGCCAATGCTGTTGCAATATAAAGAAGATATGGCAAAACGTGCAGAAGATGCCATCAGCTCATCAGGTGTAACACGCGAAGTTCTTGCGTCACAGCAAAAGTTTCGTGCGCACCTGGAGAGCCTGGGCATTACAATACCCACGAAGAAAAGTCCAACAACTGGTAAAAAGATACCAGCCTTTGGTAAAAATGACCCTGCCTACATACAAATGTGCAACATGTACCCAGAACATTCGTGCATTTGGGAAGCCAGGGAAGTTGTTAAGTCACGTATTGATGAGACTAGAGCACAAAGGTTTATTGATTCGTGCAACCCTGACGGCAGCTTCGGCGTACCGCTCAGATATTATGCCGCACACACAGGCAGGTTTGGTGGTTCAGATAAAATTAACCTACAAAACCTACCTCGCGGATCGAAGCTCCGCACGGCAATTAAAGCACCAATTGGTCAAAAACTATTCATAGCTGACTTGTCTAACATAGAAGTTCGTATGTTAGCTTGGTTAGCTAAAGAAGCTGATTTACTAGACGCTTTTAAAAACAATCGTGATGTTTATTGTGAGTTTGCTTCTCAAGTTTACAACAAGCCTGTAACAAAAGCTGACACACTAGAAAGATATGTAGGTAAAACTGCGGTGTTAGGTTTAGGATATGGTATGGGTCATGTTAAATTCAAAGACACTCTTAAAACTGGTGCAGTTTCTGTAGATGTTACAGATAGCACAGCCGTGCAAATTGTCCAGCAATACAGAGGGATGTACACGAACATACCTATTTTATGGTCACGTATGAAAGATTTGTTATTCAACATGATTTCGCCCAGAGACTACGGTGTTACGTATGGCCCAATTACGGTCGGACCACAGCAGCTAGTCTTGCCCAACGGCATGGCACTTAAATATCCTGACCTACGGTATGCAGGTGGTGAATTTATATACAGCACTCAGAAAGGAATAGTTCGTACGTACGGACCGCGCCTGGCAGAAAATGTTATTCAAGCGTTAGCAAGAATAGTTATTACTGACCAAATATTAGAAGTACATAGACTGCCTGAAGTCGACGTAGTTCTACAGGTACACGATGAAATAATAGCATTAGGCTCCGAAGTAAATTCAGATGTTACAATGGAAAAGATTATGAATATTATGAAAACCCCACCATCATGGTGCAGTGATTTACCACTTGATGCCGAAGGAGGCGTTAGCCAGGTATATGACAAATAAAAAATCTAACTTAATCCTGACAAGAAAAGTCGGCGACCGAATCGTACTGCACACTGGATCTGGAAATCCGGTGTGCACGATTACGGTTACAAACGTTTCACATAAAGCATGCAAACTAGCTTTTGAAGCGGACAGTTCTGTACGTATAGACAGGGAAGAAGTTTACAAAAAGAAGGAGAAATAAATGAATATAGTATTTTTACAAGCTAAAAAACCGCTTGTCAAAGAAATAACTAAGAATGGTACAAAACCGTACCCTCTTGTTAAAAACTTTACATCAACAGAAGAAACAATAACAGTAGATAAAAAAGGACTTACTAAACTGTTTCGTGCACTTTGCAGTGCAGCTGCAAACGGCATGTGTATGTTAAAGGGCCCTTTAAAACGTCCGCTCGTAGATGAGCCCAGGGCTTTTATGACCGACCGAGCAACAGCTACAGAAATTTTAGTTTTAGATATTGATGGATTACGTGCAACACCCGGCGATGACTTACAAGCTATGGCCGATCGTATCGTGCTTCAGTTACCTGATCTCTTTCACGACTGTTCTTATATAGTCCAAGCTAGTGCTTCTTTAGGTATTAAAAAAGATACTGTTTCATTACACCTATTCTTTTTGCTAGACATGCCAGTACACCCGAAAACTTTAAAAGACTTTCTTCGTAGTTTAAATTATGAGTCAGAATTTCTTGCAGAACAAATTACTTTATCGGCCAACGGCCAAAGTCTTTCGTGCGTGTTAGATCCGTCGGTTGCAGATAACAGTAAGTTAATTTACATAGCAACACCTAAATTTACTGGCGTTGAAGATCCGTACCCAGAAGCTAGATTCATCAAGGTTGACCGTGGCTCAGCTGTTCTTAAAATCTCCTCATCTTTAGTCGGCGTTAACCCTGAAAAGGTACACGCCCTTGGTTTGCAGATTAAAGATAATTTAAGGAAGAAAAATAATCTTCCTAAAAGAACAGGTAAGTTATCTACGGTCAACGTTGCTGGAGAAACGCACGAAGTATTACAGAACCCAGATAAAATGACTATAGAAATTACTCGTGTCGCAGAACCTTACGTAAACTGTAACGTAAACGGAGGCGACAGTGGAGGTTATTACTTTTTATTATCTAACCCACACCACATGTATAACTTCAAAGGTGAACCTATTTGGGAAATAGAAAAAGCAGACCCTGACTTTTATAGAAGTATATTTGATATTTTTGCAGATAAAATAAATGCAGAAACTAAACAAAAACCAATTGTCTTACGTGATTTTTACACAGACACATTTTATAACGGAGTATATGATGAAACAAAACAACAATTTAGTGAAGACTACCCACTCACGCCTACCAACAAAAACAGTCTTAATGATTTCCTTAAAAGTCATGCTCGCGGTGCCTTGGATTATGTCCCTGATGCTCGTGTCGTATTTGATCCGAGCAGTGACGAAGGTATTAACTTGGACACAATCCCGTATAGCGTAAATTTATTTCGTCGTACTAAATATATGATGGAGCCTAACGAAAATGTAAAAGAACTTTCGTACGGCACTGCTATAGAGATCCAGGACGTTGCACCGAACTTTTATAAATTAGTTATGCACATTTTAGGAGATGGTAAACCTGAGTTTGAACATTTTGTTAACTGGCTTGCGTACATATACCAAAACAAACGCAAAGCAATGACCGCGTGGATATTTACGGGCGTACCAGGCACTGGTAAAGGTTTGTTTGTACACAAAGTATTAAAACCTTTATTCGGTGAACAACAAACACCAATGCGTTCGTTAGAAAACATAGAAGAACAGTTCAATTTATATATGCGTACTGCAATGTTTTTAGTTGTAGATGAGTTTCGTATGGCTGACTCAGGCTCGGTAGGTAAAATGGCTGATAAGTTAAAACATCAGATTACAGAACCTACTTTGACTATTAGAGCAATGCGTACAAATCAAATTGAGCTGCCATCTTTCACGAACTTTATTTTTCTTACCAACAGAGCAGATGCAGTTAAAATAGAAGAAAGCGACAGAAGATACAATGTTGCACCACGACAAGAAACTAAATTAGAAATAGCTAATAAACAAGTTATAGAAAATATAGATTTGTTAGAACAAGAATTGTATATCGTGTCAGGCATACTGCAGCGCTTCCGGGTAGATGCACGTATGGCTCATACAGCATTAGAAAACGATGCGAAGAAAGAAATGAAAGAAATATCTATGTCTATTATAGAAGAGTACGCAAACGCAATACGCATACGAAATTTAGAATATTTTACAGAAGTATTAGATATACCACTTACAAACACATTTGACGCAGGCGGCATCAGCACGGCACAAAGATATGTTAAAGAGTGGTTAGCACAGGCAGATAAAGAACAAGTCATACCATTAGCTCACTTTAAAGTTGTGTACGATGCTATGACTGACAGCCGAAATACTATTTCACAGCGTGAATTTGCAAAGCGTATGTCTAGATTAAATATAACAACAGCACGTAAACGTGTAAGTCGAGATCGCCAAGCAGGTATCCCGCGTGGAGTTGTATTAGTTTGGAAAATAGACAATAATGTACGAAAGGATTTAATCGAAGAACACTTCGATGAAAGGGACTTAGGACTAATAGATGAAGAATCTAACACAATCCAAGCGTCCAGACCTAATCTCAACGGTTAGTGTCAAGGAGGACATTCAGTTAGGCTACATTCCAGCCTGGTCTTACTCGACTTTAAAAACATTTGAGTCTTGCGCTTACCGCTCTTACATAGCTAAAGTAAAAAAAGTACAAGAGGACTTCGGTCCCGCAGCTGCACGTGGCACGGAAATACACAAACAAGCTGAAGATTATGTAGGCGGATTACTAGCTGAATTACCTGACACTCTCAAAAAGTTTACTTCAGAGTTTAAAAAACTACGCGAAATGTTTGCAGAAGCACAAGTAGAACTAGAAGGTGATTGGGGTTTCACACGCGAATGGGGAACAACTGGCTGGCTAGCAAAAGACGTGTGGGGTCGGATCAAACTAGATGCGTTCGTACACGAATCAGAAACATCAGCAAGAGTTATAGATTACAAAACAGGTAAAGCTTACGGCAATGAAATTGCTCACAGTCAACAAGCACTTGTTTACGCAATCGGTAGCTTTTTTAGATATCCAGAATTACAAATTGCTAAAACCGAGATATGGTATCTCGATCACGGCACTATGTTAGAACAGGTGTATACGCGGGATGAAGCTATGGTCTTCATGCCCAAGTTACACGATAGAGCAATAGTTATGACTACTGCAACCAAGTTTCCGCCAAACCCTAGCAATTACAATTGCAAGTGGTGCTCGTATGGCAAGGGTGAATACCCTGTTTGCGAGTGGGCAGAAACGTGATACAATAATATTAACGAATAACGAAAGAACGATTAAGGAGTAACGATGAACGATATACCTGTGGCCTACGACCACCAAAAATCTACTACTGATTTCATAGTAGCAAACCCACAATGTTTAATAACCTCAGATCCTGGTACTGGCAAGACTCGTGCAGTTTTAGATGCACATGCTATACTCGGAGGCAAGACATTAGTCTTAGCGCCACTTTCAATATTGGAAGCAGCGTGGGGGGAGGACATTGACAAGTTTCAACCCAATATAAAATATGGAGTAGCTTATGCAAAAAACAGAGAAAAAGTCTTTAAAGACATTGATAACCTCGACATGGTCATCACTAATTTCGAGGCTGTTAACTTTCTACGTAAAAACTCACGATTCTGTAAGCAGTTCGATACAATCGTTATTGACGAGTTTACCGCTTTTAAAAATCGCACAGCCAAACGTAGTAAAAATCTCAAAGAAATTATCTACCATTTTACTAATAGGATTGCCATGTCTGGTACTCCTAATAGTAATACTATTCTAGATATATGGCACCCAGCATACCTAGTCGACGACGGCGAGCGACTAGGTGCTAGGTTCTTTCAATTCAGAAACCAAGTTTGTACACCAAAGTTTAATGGCTTTGCAAACGAATGGATTGACAAACCCGATGCAGAAGACGCAGTTGCTATAAGACTGCGAGACATCACAATACGTTACGCGCTGTCAGAGTGTATGGATCTACCTGACAACATAACACGAACAATCAACACTAACTTGTCTAAACAGATACAGCAAAAATATAATCTCCTTGCTAAAGATTCTGTGTTGTATACAAAGACTGGCACAGTCAACGCGGTTCACGCGGGAGCTCGTGTCAAGAAGCTACTGCAGCTAGTTACAGGAGCAGTATACGACGAAGATAAGTTAGTGCAGTTTGTACATCAAGAACGTTATGACATAGTCATGACACTTGTAGACCAACGTGCACACTCCCTGGTAGCATTCAACTGGCGACACGAACGCGATGCTTTAGTTGAGCTAGCAGAAAAACAAGGGGTGTCATACGAAATCATTGACGGTACGGTTAAACCCGAGAAGAGAAAAGATATCGTAGCACGATACCAAGCAGGCCAAATTAAAATGCTATTGTGTCACCCACAATCAGCATCTCATGGTCTTACTCTTACAAAAGCTAACACAGTTATATGGTGTTCGCCTACGTACAACGCTGAACACTTTCAGCAATTTAACCAACGTATTCATAGAGCAGGTCAAACACAAAAGACTGAAACTATATTAATACAAGCTAGAAACACTTGGGAGCCCGAAGTGTATAACAAGCTTAATACTAAACTAGGGCGAATGGAAAATCTATTACACATTCTACAGGAGGTAGGACATGGCAAAGAAACTAAATGACTTATTAGCCGAGTACGGCAAAACACGTGACGAGATAAAATCTCTACAAGCACAAGAAAAAGAACTAAATGTTATCAAGCGTGAGCTTGAGTACCAAATTACTATTAGGATGCAAGAGGAAGGCCTCGATAAAATCTCTAATAGTGGTAGGACAATCTCTATTAAACAAGAGATTGTGCCGACCGTAGAGGACTGGGATGCACTTCAGGACCACGTAATTAAAACTAAACAGTTTGAATTACTCCAGAAACGTATGTCAGCCACTGCGTATAGAGAGTTGATTTCATTAGGTGCAGACGTACCTGGAGTGATCAGCACAGAGTTGACCCGTATTAATTACAGGTCAACATAATAATAACCAATAACGAATGACGAAAGGAGGAATAACGATGTCAAACGATATTAGCGTAGTAACGAGCAAGGTTCCAGCTCATGTAAAAGAAGGATCAAAACTAGGTAATGAGAATGTTCAAACTGAACACATATCAGTGCCAAGGGTAAAGCTACTTCAAAAAATGAATAACGAAGTTGACCCAAATCATAGTGAACATATAGAGGGCTGTAAAGAAGGCGACTTTATAAACACTGTGACTGGCGAAAACTACGGTTCATCTATGTATGTAGTCAACACTCACTTCAAAGAAGAGTTTGTTGTGTGGAGAAAACGTGAAGAAGGTGGCGGACTTGTAGGGAACTTCCCAACAAGAGGTGATGCTGAAGACTATCTAAGTGAAAACAACTTAGAAATGACTAAGCATGACATCACGCAAACGCATATCCATACTTTACTTCGTCTGGATGATAAGACGCAGGAAATATCTGATATACCTTTTCTATTTGATTGTGCTTCATCAAAGCTCAAAGTATCTAGAGAATGGAATACTAAGATAATAAAACAAGCTGGAGATAGGTTCTCTTACTTGTGGAAGATGTCTTCAGTCCCGCAAAGTAATGCAAAGGGCTCTTGGGTCAACATAGACATTTCAGGTGTCGATTGGCTAAAAGACGATATTTACAAACAACTAAAATCTTTCTACGAAAGAACATTTGTTAAGTAAATAATTACGTGCAATCAGGGTGCGACATTATAGGTCGCATCCACGATTGTGTTACACTTAATATGTGCGTGAAAAGGAGTTCATCAACAAAGTGCATCGACACTTATCTAAATCAATCTATCGTTGGAAAATTAACGACGCTTATCACGGCGGCGTACCAGACACATTTTACTCAGGTCGCAATGGCCATTGTTTTATCGAGTACAAATATAAAGAAAAATTACCTAAAAGAGATTCGTCTCAAATTATTTTGAACTTATCTCCCCAACAAAGAGTATGGCTAACCCTTCAACATTCTAATAATGTTATATGTTATGCCGTGCTTGCCTCGAAAAATAAAGTTTTTGTAACTCAAGAATTTAATATGCCTGGCTTAACGCTAAAAGATTTTAATGAACAAAGTATTCCTTTTAAAGAATATATACAATTAATAGAAAATATAACTATAGGAGAAACAAATGACTGATTATGTAAACTCGCCACCTCATTATAATACCGGAAACGTGGAGTGCATCGTGGCAATAGAAGAAAGTATGACCCCAGAATCTTTTAAAGGATATCTAAAAGGAAACATTCAGAAGTATATGTGGAGGTATGAGGCCAAAAAAGGACTACAAGACGTCCTTAAAGCTCAATGGTACTTAAATAGGTTAATAAAAACACTAGAAAAAGAGCAATCAGTGTCTAACGCACAGGAAAGCCCGCCAGATAAATATTGATTTAGTTGGACCTACGGCCTTAGTTACCCTAACAAAACCTCATACAGAGCATTGTGTGAGGTCATTTTTTGCCAGCTTTCTTATTTCTGGCGAAAGAACGGTTTTTTGCTCGTCTTACTACTTTTAAGTTAGATTTCTTATTGTTTTTAGGATTTCCGTCTTTATGGTGAACATCATTCCCATCTCCCTTCTTAATTAACCCTAACTTTTTTGCCATTCTATTAGCTGCATTACGCATTGCTCGCTTTTTTATTTGAGCAGGTTTGCCTTGGTAGTTCTTATATTCTTTTTTGTAGTCTCTTGCCATCTAAACAGTATACACCTTTAACTGTTCTTCTTTACCCTTTACACTTATAGTTCCAACATAAGTCATTTGGTCTAATACTTTATCGGCTGTAGTCTCTCCAATTAATATATCTACTCCTGCATCCTTAGTAGCTGATTCTAACCGAGCAGCTACATTTACTGCGTCACCTATTGCTGAATAATCAAACCTAGAGTCCGAGCCCATGTTTCCTATAATTGCATCGCCAGTATTTAACCCTATGCCTATTGCTATTGGTTCGGGTAATTCTTTTTGTAGCATGCGAATAGCTGTACGCATATCTCGGGCACAGGCAACGGCACGTTTTTCATGTTCATCTAAATCGAGGGGGGCGTTAAAGATGGCCATACATGCGTCGCCTATGAATTTGTCCACCATACCACCGTGTGCCTGTATACATTCTACTTGTACGGTAAGGACCTTGTTCATTATTTCAGTTACTTGTTCTGGTTCTAGTTTTTCAGATAGGTTTGTAAACCCACGTACATCAGTAAAAAGAAATGTACATGTCCTTCTTTCTCCCCCGAGCATTAACAAGTCAGGGTCTTTTTGTAGTCGTGCAACCTGGCGTGGATCCAGGTAATGCTCGAACTGTTTTTTAATTTGTTGTCTTAGTTTGTATTGTTCTCCAAAGCGTAACCAAAACTCTTGTACAGATATAAGTGTCATTGATATTACACTATAACTAAAATCTATAAGTATATTATTGCGTGCAAAATAGAATGCTAGAGCAATTGCACATACATACATAAACCCGACCCCCGCCATAGAACCTGCAACAGGTGCATTACGTATTATAAGTATTAGTAATAATAGCGACCCTATTAATATAAGTAATTCGTATAGTAAAGCAGCCCCAGGTATCTGCGGTACATCCACAGTCATGCTTTCTGCTAAAGCCGCTTGTACTTGATGTGGGTACTTTAGTCCTGCGGGTGTTGCTATTTGAGGCATGATACCCTTAGCAGTTACGCCAACAAACACAAATTTATCTGCAACATCCATTTCATCTAAAGTAGTCCTAGGCGTATCGACCCACGACACCCAACGTCTGCCTAAACCATCTACAGGTATCTGTGCATAATTAGGTACAGTAAGCTCTGCTATTTGTCCTTGGTCGGTTTTAATTATATAAGTATCTGCTCCCCCCATCATCTTCATAACTTCTATACCAAAAGAAGGTGTCCACCCTCCTTCTGTTTGTACTAACAAAGGCAACCTACGTACTAAATTATCTACATCTGTTCGTGCAACTGCGATCCCTTGGTATGCAGAGTCTGCTAGCACAGGAACATTACCTAACACTCCCTCACTTTTATAAGCCTCTACAGGTATGCCATCACCTAATACAACTGTGCCTGTAGTAGGCGGATAGTTACCATTTGGATTTTCAAACATAGCAAGAACACTAGGGCTTTGTATAAGTACGTCTGCAAAAACTTGGTCGCCCCCAAATCTATCTTCTTGCGGAAAAGCAATAACCCAACCTACACCTATGGCTCCTGCTTCTATAATATCTAGATGTATTCGTGCAAGGTCTTGTCGTGGGTAGGGCCACCCGCCCGAAACTGCTAAGTCTTCTTCTGTTATATCTAACGTTACAAACCAGCCAGATGGATCTGGTGTTTGTACGAGTGCATCAAATGTTTTTAGTTTAAGTATTTCTAATACCTGCAAATTAAATAGCAAAGGCACGCATAGGATTGGTATGCTAAGTAGTGTTATCCATTTCTTCATCTGCTATCGCTTTTCCTATGTGATATATAATCTGAGGCACTATGGCATTTCCTAGTGCTTTAAGTCTGTCCACCCTATCGGGTATCCCATTAGCCACTCTACCCACTGCGGGTTCAGACTCCCACTGCTTTCCTTGGAAGTGTGCTCCGTAGCCACTTTTTCCTCTAAGTTGCCCCTGTACCCCCTGTTGTTGTTCTCCATTGCCTTGTTCACTGTCTTTATTGACATACTCATCCCCACTGAGCTCCTTGGCGTCGGCCATGTTTCTGCCGATGATCCAGATTCTGTCTCGTCTGTGGGGAGCTTCGATACCGCAAGCTGGAATAATAAACGATTGCGTGGCGTAACCTTCTGTTTCCAAGTCAAGGCATACATCGTCGAGTGCCACGTTGACGAAGCCACCAACGTTTTCGACAATGACCCAAGTGGGTGTTTTTTGTTTAATAATTTTAAACATGTACGGCCAGAGGTGTCTATCGTCTTCTTTACCTTTTTTTTGGCCTGCAACGCTGAACGGTTGGCAGGGGATGCCTCCGCAAATGAGGTCAAATTCTTCTTGGATTTTTTCTGGGTCATTTCCTAACTCCTTTAGGTCATTATATATTGGCACGTCAGGCCAATGTTTGTTTAATATTTTATTGCAAAATTCTTCATTTTCACAAAAAGCAACAGTTTTATATGCTCCTGTGCTTTCTAGTCCTAGACTAAAACCACCTATACCTGAACATATATCAAATACTTTTATCATATAGCACTCCTTGCTTATACTTTAGTATACACAATCCCCTATATTTTTGCAGCTTGGGTTAATCACTCTGCGTAATTTTAATTGTAGAGTCACCCCCACCATTTACTAACACCTGTTGTGTCTTACCATCCTGTAATAATATTATAGTATAACCCTGCGATATGTTTAAACTCAACTTGGTGCTTTGCGTAACAGCTCTTTCTATTATAAGAGTATCATCTTGCGTGTAAGTTGTAATCTGGGTAGTTAAGTCTTGGCCGAACCGTGTGCCTTGGACCAAAGAACCTGTAGCAAGAGCTTGATCCCCTAACGTGTCTAACTCTTGTATAACTGCAAGCAAGTCTTCAAAGAAGTTTACATCTAAGTAGTTTATATCGAGCTCACTAAATTCAAGAGAGTCTTCTGCTAAGTAATCAAACTTTAAGTCTTCAAACTCCAGGTAGTCTATATCTAATATTGCACCACTATTTGCGGACGTTGTGGATATCTCTGTGGATAACTTTGATTCGTCCGGAGGACTTACAATCAGCATGTTATCTATTATGTCTAACGTTAAATCTAAAATAACAGGTTTGCTTGGCGTAGACTCAAACACATTAACAGTCGTAGCTTCATAAGGCTTGTTTAGTGTTACTGTACCCATTGCGGTAGTAACAAGTATCTCACCACTAGATACCCCGTTAGCATCTGGTAATAATATAATAAGGGACCGGCCTAGCTCATCTACTGTACAAGTAAAATCTGTACCTCTTATCGCTATATCTGCCGTAGGTGTGGATAACGAGATGTTCTTTTTATCTATTTTTCCTAGCTTACTACTAACAAAACGTGCTGTGCCGTTAGCAAAACGCAAAGCCATCTTACCTTTAGATGGGTCAGGGTCATATACATATTCAGTAATTACAAGTTTTGAATGTTCTGTTAATCGGACAATAGAGTCGTCCAGGAAGGTAATGCCTACACGTCCGTTAGTTGTACGAACGTCATCCATTTGTTTAATGTCGAAGTCTCACCTAGCATCATAAGGTTGATCCCTTAGTACGCTAGCGTCGCCTGTTAGT